TTGTTAGAAATACTGATATGTGGGTTGGCGAGATGATGGAGTTAGTCAATAAAGAATACCACAGCCAACGTATGGGTCGATTAGGACAGATTGATTATATTGTTACTAGTGAACTAGAAGAATTTATGCTACTAAATAGTGGTACATTACGCGAAAGCTTAGACGCTAATGATAATATTCCACACATTGCAAAGAACAATAATGTATCAATGGAAACAAAATCCGTATTGAACAAAGTTGTAAATTTTACTAATGAAGAAACAATGAACCCATTGTGGAATAAAATGAGATTTGATATTGACAACTATTCTAAATTGTTGTATATTAATCCCACTATAATCAGCAGGGTGGAGGAGCTATTGACCTAATACACTATATCAGTATGCACTAGCAGTAATATTTTATAAAATAAACGTTTAATAAAGGAAGTATACAATGGGATTTAAAAATCTAAAAGCTAAATTAAAAGACTCTACTAGCAGCCTTGATAAAATCAAAAGCCGTATTGAGAACGAAACCTCAACTACTGATTATAAAGATGAACGCTATTGGAAATTCTCAGTTGATAGCTCTGGCAGCGGTATGGCTGTTATTCGCTTTATGCCAGAACCTGAAGGCGAAGACTATCCCTATGTAAGTTACTATCAACATTCTTTCCAAGGACCAACAGGTAAGTGGTATATTAACCGCAGCCGTACGTCACTCGGTAAAGGTGTACCTGACCCAGTATCTGAGGCCAACAGTGAGTTATGGGAAACTGGATTAGACGAGAATAAAACAATCGCACGTAACCGCAAACGTAACTTGCGTTATGTAAGTAACATTTATGTCGTTAAGGATGGTAAGAATCCTGAAAACGAAGGTAAAGTCATGTTGTGGGAATACGGCCCATCAATTTACAAAGTTATTGCTGATGTAATTGCTCCACCAGAAGAGTATGAAGAAGAACCGCTAAACCCGTTTGATTTATGGAATGGTGCCGACTTTAAACTTAAAGCGTACCTGGATAGCAAAAGCGGATACCGCAGTTATGATAAATCTTCATTCACTGATTCTTCTGCGTTACTTGATGGTGATGATGAAAAATTAGAAAAAATGTATGATAGCTTATATAGCCTATCGGAAGTAGTGGCTGACAGCAAATATAAAAGCTATGATGAACTTAAAACATGGTTTGATACTGTTACTGGTAAAACCAAAGCGGCAACTCCATATAACAATGATGCCGGCGAAGAAGCTGATACTACCAAAGAAAGCTCAACTGACGATGATGACGATGATGACGATTACTTGAACTTTTTAGAAGACTAGTAGTTACTGATTGTTAGTGTATAAAAAGCGTAGATTAATTTCTACGCTTTTTTATTGTCTGTTAAATAGTAATACATACTTTAATAAAAGGACACTCTCACATGGTTATGAAAGCACAATCGAAACCAGAACAATTATCAAATACATTGCAACATAGTAGTGTTCAGAGTAGTAACACTAATGTATACCAGCCTGGTATTGCGCCTACAGTGGCGCGCAATATGATTTCACAGAAGTTTGATAAGCCAGTAAAAGCAATGAAAGTCAGTGAAGTATTCGATACATACTTTAAAGGATAAAAATATGTTAACAATGAAAAATATATTCAACCACCTACGTAACATGTCAGGTGGAAAACTCACACAATCACAAGTAAACGCATCTAATGCAATCATAGCAGCAAATGGCGTTGACGTTTTAACTGATGCACTTGGTATGGACGCAGATGGTGGTTATAAACTAACATCACAGGCACTCAGAAACATATACAGCAATGCCGATATGGACTTTGTTGATATCATCAATAAACACGCAAGCACGTTTGGTATTACCACTAAAAAACGCATGGCGATGTTTATAGCGCATGCAATACACGAATCAAATGGATTTAATTCACTACAAGAAAGTTTTAACTATAGACCATCGCGTCTAAAGGCAGTATTTGGTTTTCGTATACCATCATTGAACTTCGCCACGAACATACTTGCGAAGGGCAAAGAAGAGGTTGCAAATCACTTGTATGGTGGTCGATACGGTAACAAAGGTCCAAATGACGGTTGGTTATACAGCGGTAAAGGTATTGGTGGATTAACGTTTAAAGGTAACTACATAGTAATGCAACGAGTAATGAGCAAACATGGTTTACACTATGATATTGTTAATAATCCATTGTTGCTATTGAACAAAGAAGTCGCTACACTGTCATATATGGCATACTGGCTCGACAAAGACTTAAATTCATATGCTGATGCGGGTAAAATCATAGGCGCAACTAAGGTTATCAATGGCGGTCGTAATGGTTTAGCTGATAGAAAAAAATATTACAAGCTAGCGTTAAACTACTTGTAATATGTAATTGTTTGTTGTACACTAAGAGGTAAGTCACTAAGGGCTTACTTTTTTTTATGGAGTGTTACATGAGAAAGAACGTAATCTTACTAAACGGGCCACCTGGTAGTGGTAAAGATACAATTGCTGATTTAATCGTCAGTAGTCACAAAGCTGAGCATTTACGTTTTAAAACCAAGCTGTACGAAATTACAGCACTACTTAATAATATTGATTTAGAAACGTTTATCAAGTATGCAACAGATAGAGAAACAAAAGAGTCGTTGGTGCTTGACAGAGGACTAACACCACGTGCGCTACTCATAGAGGCTAGTGAAAACGTTATCAAGCCATACTATGGTGAAGACTATTTTGGTATTGTAGTAGGCGAAACAATACGTGATTCATATAGTGATTTGTTTGTTATCAGTGACGGTGGATTTGTTGATGAATTAATTGCATTGATTGATGCCGCAGAATTAACAGGTGATGACATTAACATAACAGTTATTAAGTTATTCAGAGATGGTTGCACGTTTGATAATGATTCACGCGAATACTTGCCAGAAGAAGTTTTAAGCAAATATGGTATTACTGCGTTGTACGTATACAACAAGGTCACGATAGAGGAACTGGAAAAATACGTTAACATGCTTTGTTCATATATCAAAACCGCCGCGTAATATAATATATTTTACTTTAAGGGAAAACAATGAATTTAACGTCATTACATTTAGCAATTGATACGGAAACATTAGGAGTTACGGATAATGCTATTATCACTTCTATAGCAGTAACACCATTTAAACTTATTGATACAGGTGCCACATTTGAAACGTTACTAGATGACACGTTCTACGTAAAACTAAAAGCAAAAACACAGAACAAGTTATACGGGCGTACTGCTGATAAGTCAACTTTAGAATGGTGGGCGAAACAAGGCGATAATGTAAAAGAACATAGTTTTAAAAGAGCATCAACTGACGTTCACCCAAAAGAAGCTCTAATCGAACTTAATAAGTTCATTACAGGTACTGGTTACGAATGGAATAGCAGTTATATTTTTGAGCGAGGTATGGGTTTTGATACTACTAAGATGCAATCATTGTATGAAGACTGCCAAGTTAAAATGGGATTTAACTTTTGGCGTGCACGCGAAATAAGAACCATTAATGACTTGATTGGTGACGTATCGAATGGAAAGTGGGAACCGGAAGAAGGTCGTCCCACTTCGTTTATTGAGCATCATGCCAAACATGATGCAGCACTAGATGCTTATAGATTAATTAAGCTTTTTGATTTGTAATTTTTACTTAACGTACATATCACAATTCCTATGTAATAACTCAATAAAATAAGAGTCCATTTTATTAGGCTCCTTATACGATAAGAAAAAGTATAAGGAGTTAATATATACCATTTCTTTGTTGTTGCATATATTCTCATATATAGTATAGCTTAGTTCTATCCCAAAAATATTAGATGAAATGATTATATTGTTAAGTAATAGTTTATCATTTATTGGTTTTTCTTTGATATATTTGCGTACACAAGTTCGGACACTGAATATGATATTGACAGTTTTATCAATATCATATTCAATCCAGTGATTGTGCAAACGCAAACGCTGTTTTATATCCTTCCTAGTGTACGCATTGCTCATATTATTAGTCTTTGTTTTCTTTAGTGTCTACGTCTTTTTCTTTAGACGCGCTTTCTTCAACTTTTGAAGTCTTGGTAGTCTTAGGAGGCTTGTCCTCTGACTTAGTTTGTTTATTTATTTTTGTCGCTGGCGGTGCAACTGGTGGCGTCTCTGGTTTTTGTTCGATAATTGTCGCTTCTGCTTCTGTCTTCTCGTTCGCTTCAAACGCATTTAATGATACCTTGTCAGAAATAAGTTCAGCAATCGGGTCGGCATCAGGTAAGACATCATCAACATACGTTTCGTTGATACCAACAACTTGAAGTGTACCGTCTTTTAATACGATAACTTTAACTTCTTTTGATTCTTTTACAGCATCATTGACCATGTTACGTTGCACGGTGTGTGTTTTGTTTGACATAATATTATCCTTTTAAATTTATAGTAATGGTTAAACTACAGGCTCGGGTGCAGGGTCATCACTGTTCACATCAACATTAACATGTTCTGTAAATGTAGGCTCGACTTCATTTTTATTAACTACTAAGATGTTGTCATCTCGTACAATTATTTTTACAGTATCTTTATTAGCACGTGCATATGCGTTTAAGTCAGCAATTGCATTTTTTAGAGCAGTTTCCATATTATATCCTATTTGCTTTTTGTTTTAAAGTAGTGTATAGTTGTTGAACAATAGTGTAACAACTAATATTATTTACTAGGTAATTTTTTATGAAATACGTTGATAAAACATATATACGATTGGTTAGTAGCTACTTAGACCGTTTTAAAGAAACATCTAGTGAAGTATATAACTTTCGTTGCCCATACTGTGGAGACAGTGATAAGAGCAGAACATTGGCGCGTGCGTACCTATTTGAGTCTGATGATACCTATTTATTTAAATGTCATAACTGTGGACATCCAACAAACTTACAACAATTTATTAAAGACCAAAGCTTTTCGTTATACACTGAATATCGTAAAGACAAGTTATTATCACGCGGAAAACCTAAACCTGAACCTACTGTTAAAATTGATACAAGCACCATAAAAACAAACAATGGAGCAGTTTTTTCGGTTGGTAGTCATGTCGGTAATAAAATTATTAAATCTCTAGACAACGCTGACATTATTGGGACTACTAGAGACTATTTATACAACAGGGATATACCAAGAGCCAAGGTACCATCATTATATCACGTGGCAAATATTAACTATGTAACGCAACAAATACCTAAGTATAAAGATAAAAAATTTATGGACGTGTCTGCTATAGCCATACCCTTTATTGATGCTGATGGTATTGTAACGCATATACAATTTAGGATGTTCGAGGGCACAATGCGTTACATGACACTCGAATGTGAGACTGGCGCCATAAAAATATTTGGACTTGATACTGTCGATAAGAACAAGATGGTATATGTATTTGAAGGCCCTTTTGACAGCATGTTCTGTAATGGTATAGCACTTGCAAATGGTTCATTGCATACGTTTATACCATATCTAAACAAGCATTTTAAGAATTACACTCTAGTTTATGATAAGGACTTGGTTAGTAATAAAGACATACTAGCAAGTTTAAAAAAGAGTATAGTTAACGGTTGTAACGTGTTACTATACGACACTGTTATTATTGACAGTGACGCTAAGGATTTAAACGATATGGTGTCCGACGGTTTGATTACTGATACGGATTCATATCTATTAAATAACACATATAAAGGATTCAAAGCAACAATGTACTTGGATAGAATTAAACAAATTGATAAGCACGCTTCACCATTTTCCATGTAATAGGATATTTTTTATGATTATTTTTGACACTTCATCAATTGCATACAGCATGCTATATCAGCTTGATAATCAGGATATTGGTTTGCTTCGACATGCAATATTAAATAAAATCGGTTATATAATGCGTGAATTAAAACAGTATGATAATTGCACAAAAGAAGTCATTCTTGCATGCGATTCACGTGGTAACTGGAGAAAAGAAATATTTGCCCCTTACAAGGCAAGCCGTAAGAAAAATCGAGAATCCACTAGTGATGTTGACTGGGGTAAATTCTTTCTTGATTTCAATGCGCTAATTGATGAATTTAGAACTAATATGCCTTTTAAGGTTTTGTTAGTTGACCGTGCGGAGGCTGATGATATTATTGCCGTATTATGCCAACAGCGTAGTGATGATAACATTACTATTGTAAGTCCTGATAAAGACTTTAGACAGTTATGCAAGCCCAATAGCAACGTAAAACTATATAGTCCAATAGGTAAGACTGGATTTATTGATGCTACGGATTATGAGCTATTTGAGCATGTAATGACTGGTGATTCGTCTGATGGTGTTCCAAATATTTTGAGTGAAGGTACTGTATTCATTGATGGTATTCGTCAAACAACATTGACCGCTAAGAAAAAGCAAATACTAAAAGATTTTAAATTCAATATTGATAATGCACCAATCATGACTGATGCAATTAAAGAACGTATTGATATGAACACACAGCTTATTGACCTTGCATATGTGCCCAAGGATATCGTTGAGAATGTACTTGAACAATATGACAGCGCAAAAGTACCAAAAGGTAAAGTTTTTAACTATTTTGTAAAAAACAAATTAACAAAAATCATGGAGAGTGGTATATATAAGTAATAGTATTCAAGTAAATAACATTATACTTTTACAATAAAGTTGACAACCACCTACTATATTGCTATACTTATATAAGTAATAGTATTCAAGTAAATAACATTATACTTTTACAATAAAGTTGACAACCACCTACTATATTGCTATACTTATATAGTAAATTAAATAACACTTAAAAAGGAATAACATTATGATTACTTTTCAAGATTACCTAACCTAAACGAATCGAACTACACTAATACAGTGCAAGAAGATGATAGTAAAGAAGCTGAAAAACTGTTAACGCTTGCTATTAAAGAGCTGAAAAGTGTAGGTCTTAAACATGGCCATAAACTATTTGACACCAAAAAAGGTTCTCCGTATGCTGCGGATAATATGATATTTCCACGTGAAACTTATAAATTTCAGAGTTCTGATAGTGTTAGTGTTGGCGAAGTAATACAGTACATGTCACTAGGTATTGGCATTCACGCTGAAAATGGTGAATTCACACTAGTATCGTACGGCAGTAAAAAAGCAAAACCACATGAACTAAAAGCATTAGATTTAATTGTTTACGAAACTGGAAAGCGTATTAAAGCCAGTGATGCTGTGGGTCCAAGTGACCATCACTATACAATAGAAGACTTGTACTAAGATTTAAAGGTTAATAATTTAATACAGATTTAGGAGTATTATGTATTATGGGATATAAATTTACATGCACGTCATGTGAACATTCATGGGATATCGTTTATATGGGTAGTTACACACCTGCACTTATAACGTCTTTCCCGTGTCCTAAATGTGACAATAAAAGCATAACAGCAGAAAAAGTTGAAGGTGAGATTATTGAGAACAAAGAAATAAGCGCTGCCATTATTAAAGGTGAACATAACATGCGTCCATCAGGCGACTTTATTAATCATCTACAAGATATTAAAAAGGCACACGTTGGTAATACCATGCAAGATA